ACAACCAAAAAGACTTTCAAAAAATTGCCGAAACCCTCGGACATACTTACGCTGTATGCTATTCCTTTGAGGAGTTTAAGGATATTATCGAAAAAGAGATAAAAAAAATTATATACAATAATCATTGTTAAATTATATACACTATGAAAAAAACTAAATCAAGTACAGAAACCAAAAAGACAAGAGGAAGACCAACAAAGCTCCTTACTTGGATAGAAGCATTTAAGAAGGTAGTAAATGAAGATATTAACGCTATTATTCTAACAGATGATGAACTAAGAATGCTTACTAATGATTTGGTTGAAGAAAAGCAACAAATAGCAGATAGAACATTTGAAAGTTGGAAGGCAGGGGATGTAAAAGACCCTTTATATTTTGATTTTTTGCGCCTTTATAAAAAAGCGCTTACTATTCAAAAAAAGAATTTATTTAAGAAGCTCCAAAGTGATGATGATAAGTGGCAGAAGTATGCTTGGATAATAGAGCGCAAGTTTGATGATTGGAACTTGAGAAGTAAGCAAGAGGTAACAGGTAAGGATGGTAAAGACTTACAGCCTTTCCAAGTAACTGGGATAATAATTAAATAATCACTTATGCGTAATGTAGTACTTGAGTTTAACAGTAATGGCAATAGCAAACAAAAAGAATGTGGTAAAGCGTGGGCTAATGATGATGTTGATGAGGTACTGTATGGAGGAGCCAAGGGAGGGGGAAAGTCTTTTATTGGTTGCTCTTTGATATTTGCCGATGCTTTTATGTACCCAAACACACAGTATTTTATCGCTCGTAAGCAGTTGAATGACTTGAGACGATTTACCATACCAAGCATTCATGAGGTACTGAATAGCTGGAGTATACCGCAAGAAGCATATAAGTACAATGGGCAGGATAATTACTTTGAACTATTCAATGGCTCAAGAGTGTTGTTATTAGATTGTAGGTACTTGCCAAGTGATCCACAATACCAACGATTAGGGTCAATGCAATTTACCCGTGGATGGATAGAAGAAGGAGGAGAGTTTGATTATGATAGCTATTCGAATCTTAAAATATCAATTGGGAGGTGGAAGAACAGGGAATATAACTTGAAAGGCAAATTACTGATAACCGCTAATCCTTCTAAGAATTTTCTGTATAAAGAGTTTTATACACCTTACAAAGAGGGTACTTTGAGTGCACGAAGGGCTTTCATTCAGGCGTTACCATACGATAATAAGATGCTACCTAAAGAGTACATTCAGAATTTGGAGAGTACATTACGAGGACCAGAGAAGCAGCGATTATTGCACGGGCTATGGGAGTATGATGATGATCCGAATGCGTTATGTGACTATGATAAGATATTAGCTATTTTTAAGAATGACCAAATACACATAGATAAGGAAATGTTCCTATCTGCTGATATAGCACGCTTCGGCTCTGACTTGTGTGTTATAGGTGTATGGAAGGGATGGGAGCTAATAGAGGTACACACATTGGCTATATCAGCAATGACGGAGGTACAAGGGCTTATACACACCCTTAGAATGAGGTATAACATACCCAAGGGGAATTGTATCGCTGACGAGGATGGTGTAGGAGGAGGGGTAGTAGATAACACGGGTATTGTTGGGTTTAAGAACAACAGCTCCCCCCTTGATGAGAATGGACAAGCTACCAGCTACAAGAATCTGCAAACGCAATGCTTGTACAAGTTAGCAGAGCGTATCAATAATAACGGCATATATATTAGCGCTGAGCTATCAGAAAAAACAAAGGAGCGTATTATAGAAGAATTGGAGCAAATCAAAAGCGACAACAAGGACGGGCAACGACTATCTGTGATTAACAAGGACACAGTGAAGCAACACATAGGACGAAGCCCTGATTATCGTGACATGATACTCATGCGAGAATACTTTGACTTAAAACCAAAAAAGACATTTAAACCAATATTCAGATGACACTACTACAATATCTACTCATGCCAACTGAAAGGCAAAAGGAAACTACTCTATTATTAGAAGTGGTTAAGCCTTTGCCTTTCTTTTATCGAGGCTTTTGGAGGTGGAAGAAAAAGCACGGCATAGAACATATAACAGACCTCACGTGGGGAGAAGTGCGAGAGATAATAGACCTAATTAGTAGTGGGGAACTCTCTCAAGTTGCAGAAGCATTCAAGAAGGTATATAAGATAAAGCACCCATCAAGAATGAATGTGTATCGCTTTTATGCATGCATCAAGCACCTAACTAATGAAGTAAAGCGAGTTCTTGAACAAGAGTATAAGGCTTTCCAAGGAGAACCAAGCCCATACGAAGCACAACTACAACAAGCAGGAGCAGAGCAGCTACAGCCATTCAACGACCTTGCCACTATTGACACAATGGCGCAAGGTGATGTCCTGAGATACGAACAAATAGAAGCATTACCTTACAATGTAGTATTTTACAGCCTATATTATAAGACTATTAGGCAGAACGTAGAGAACAGATTACAACAAATAATAACAAAAAGATGATACGATTAATTATAGATGGGCAAGAAGCCGACTTGCTCAATGATGAGTTTACTTGGAATATGCAATGTGCTAACTTCTTTTCATTTGACACGCGGCAATTCTCATGCTCAGATGTTATGTACCTACCTATGAGTACCAACAATAATGAGATATTCGATTATGCAGGCATGGTAGGTAGTGTAAGCGGACGACCTCAAAGAGCTTACGAGGAAGTAGAAGTACTTGTGGAGGGAGTGCCAATTGTACGACACGCTAAAGGCTACCTTATGGGAGTGTATAATGATACATACAAATTTGCATTTCACGAAGAAACGAAAGATGTTTACCACTGGTTGAACTTGTATAAGTTATCCGATATAATAGGAAATAAGTTGAACCATAGCAAGAATGCAGATGTAATAACAAGTACTTCTCGAACTTATGCATTAGAGACTATCAGACACCGCGAGGAAAATTATGATATAGGATACTTATATCCAGTGGCTGAATATGGAGGAGATACCTTAATAAATAATGCTTATAACTTCTACTATTGTCCTCCTGCAATACATGTTATGTGGATTTTTAACGAAGTAATGAGAATGTCAGGGCAAAGGTTTGAAGGGGCGTTTTTCAATTCCAAAATGTTCAAAACCTTATTCATTACTACCTCTCAGGTACTTAACACAGGGGAACCAAAAGGGATGTTAGTTAGCTTTAAAGGTGATAGTAATACTTATAGAGGAGGGGATTCATCGAAAAGAATTAATGAAAAATCTATAGAATCATATATGGAGATAAATAACCCTCGTAATCCTTCACAGATTTTTAAAAAGAGAGAAAAAACGCCATTTTATACGATGCCTTCAGATAGTTTTGGTTCTTGGGATTTAAATTTGTCAGGGATAGTACAAGGGGGAAGTGATCCTGATAGAGGTATTACTTATGTAGAGATTTACAAAAATGATGATATTAATCCTATATGCTCTACAGCGAATGGGGTAGGTGGTTATATAACTGAGTGGGAATATGCAGCAGGAAGACAAGGAGTTACAGGAGGTTGGGCGTTTACTATAAAGATACCTGATTATTTGTCAGCAGGAGATAGGCTATATGTGAGATTAATATATATAAATAGAAGAACTAATGGAGTAGTACCAGAAGCGAACATTGGAGCTTATCGAATAGATTTTAAAATCGAACAAACCTCTATGCAGAATGTTAATAAGATGGTATCCGACATCTCTATGTTAGACCTGTTCAAAGAGTTGATGATTATGTTTGGACTTACTCCTATGAAATTAGATATAGATGACCCTGTGCAACACTTCTTTACTGTAGATGAAAGGCTTAATGAAGCTCCTCTAATAGATTGGACAGACCAATTTGTAAGGGTCATAAATTTAGAATTTCATGTGCCAACAGCATCCTATGCAAGGCGTAATCATTTCCTATATAAGAAGTATGACGAGCAAGAAAATAAGCAATTCGGAGCAGATGGGGTGATGGTGATAAATGATGATCTACTCGCATTCAAGAAGGAAAGAGAGGGTAAATTCTTTGCGGGGGTAGATGTTGAAAAATCAAAAAAACTTCAATACGATAGTAATGTATTACAAGAGTTTCACTTCTGGGAAAAAGAAGTAAAAGAGGAAGGTGGAGGAGTGAAAATAACTTACAAACCAAAAGATAATAGATTTCACATCTTCAATGTTACCGCTGAAGAATTGCTGTTTCACGATGAGGGCACGATAAAAGGGGATGATATTAATATAAACAATTTTTATCTTATTCCTTGCCGTGCATCATT